TGCCTGCACCACTCACGAGCAGCAGAGTAAGTTCCGGGCGCGGGTTGCTATCTTGCTGGTCATAGATCAGAGAATTTCCGCGAAGACGGATCACGCGCCAGCCGACCAGTTTGCGGCCCAATTTGTGATTGACTGCTGTGGTGCCTGAACCAGCTATAACTACGTTCTTCAAAATTTGAGACTGAAGAGATGGGTTCAGCAAAAGTGGATTGAGGTCTTGCGCCCAATTCGTTTGCAGAAGCATCAAATTCTTATTCTCATCTTTGAAGATGGGCAAACTCATTAGAATCCACCGCCTGACCCGTTACCGGGTCCGCCCCAACCTCGGTTGATGCGTTGGTTCTGACGAGTGTCGCTGATCGTCATAGGTTGACCTTCGTCACGGTTGATCGCCGATTCCTCAATGCGGGCACGAAGCAAAGTCTTCTGTGCAGCGAGTACGGTAACGTCCGATTCCTCTTTCTGCATCGCTTTGATCGCCGCATCGACGATGACGTATTCCGACCAACCACTCACACCATCCAGAACATCGCTGTCTTTGAGTAGCGTTTCGAGTCTTGGCTGATACCAAACGCGAATGATCTGTCCGGCTGCTGGCGTCGGAATAAAGTAAATCGTGTCACCTACAACAGCGTACTGGAGGTTGAACACGCCGTAGAAAGTTGAACCAATGTTCGGGTAAATGAATTTGTTGCGGTCGATGAAGTTGAAACGGTTCAACGTGATGAAGGAGTTTGCAGTCGTGTTCAGACCGCAGTCTACACCCACCATCTTATAGAAGGGTCTGGCCGCGTTGTAGTTGATGCCGTTTGGCAGAGGATACTGGAACGTCGATCCGTCCGTGGTAAATTCCAGCGGATCAGCCATGTACCACTGCTCGTGGACGTTCGTCAGAAGATCGTAGAGTTCAAAGTAGCTCTGGTTGATGTAACTATTCCACTCAGGGTCAGTAATGAACTGACTGTTCACCATGTCCGCGCGCTGCTTCGCCATGAGCCTGACTTCGCCCAAAGACAACTGTCCGGGCATCGTCGGTACAACCTGCTGCGGGGTAGTGTAAGCAGAGGTTCCATCTGAGTTCACGGATGCGACTTTGTACCAGTAGCTTGAGCCAACTGTTACAGAGGTATCGAGGTATTCGTTGACGGAAGGAGTTGCGAGAGAGGCAAAGGTGTTGCCTCCGTCTGTGGAGCGTTGAACGCTGTAACTTGTGGCACCCGCAACAATCGACCACGACAGGTAAACTTGTCCGTTCCCCTGTTGCAGAGTGTAGTTATAGGGTGTTGCGGGTATCGCCATGTGGGTGTCTCTCTAAAAACGTAGAGGGACACGACACAACATCAAGATGAGATGCCGTGTCCCTCCACAATAATTACTCGCTCTGAACCACAACCGAGCTATCCGAGAGGTATAGCTCCAGACCAAGGATCGACCCGGAAGCCGGGTCTTTCGGAATCTGAGTCGTGGTCGTAGCGTCGGTAGGACCGAGACACTGCACGATGATGATTGCGCCTTGGTTGTTCACACCGATCGGACCAAGCTGAAGGTTCGGATCACCGACCACTTCAACCGTGTTGATCCCAGACACGCCGATCGCCTTGGCAGTGCCCGTACCAGAACCCGCGCCCGATGCCATGAACGACATCCCAGCAGCCGCCGAGATACCCGAAGGCAGACCCACCGCGTTCCAGTCAGTAGAACCAACCGAAGTGATCTCATAGATCGTCGAAGCAACCAGCGAAGCTGCGCCAACCGACCCGCCCGTTACCGGGGACTTGATCCACCAACGAAGGCCGTAAAACTTGTAGTAGTTGTCTTGGAGTTTGATTTTGTAAGCGCCAGTACCGAGATGGGTAATGGACGAAACGCCCGGACCCTTAGTGGTCCCTACTGCCCCCGATGAACCCACTGCAAAGTTGCAGTCGATCAAAACGGGTTTGGCGTGCATAGTGTAATGGAACTGAGTAAAGCGGCGATTTGCCATGTGTTGTACCTCTTTTGAGATTTGTCACCCGGTTCTCAAACTGCCGGGAGGGTAAGGTGTTACACGGCTTGATCCGTCGCCCCTGACTACCGTGGACGAGCTTATGCCCATCAACGGTGTCTGAGTGTCGGTGATGATAAGAAGGCGTTACTGCTTGGGCTTTGGCAGCGGAATGACGCTGAGTTGCGCCAGAATCGGGAAGACGTATTTGTTCAAAATACCCGACGCCGCTTCCTCGTTATGGGAGAGCTTGTCAGCTATAACAGCGACCTTCTCCAACCCCGGCACCTTGGCGAGTCCCTGAAGGGCAATCACTACCGCGTGGAGAAGGGCGACAAGCGCGGAAATCACGCCCGATACGATCCCCACAATCTTCACCATCAAGACCAAATACGGTCCCAGAACCGGGATTTGGTTCACGATCTGAACGACCATCGACAAGATATTGAGCACAGTTTCCATATACGACTGCCCGCCCGTCTTCCCGACGACACTCAGCCATTTGTGTATGGACGATCAAACTCTCAAGGAATTGAAGAAAATTGTCTCATTCTGTCGAAAAAACGGCGTGACCTCGCTGAAAATGGACGGAATCGAGATTGCGCTGTCTCAAACCGCTCTATTCCCTGAGAGCGAATACAAACGGAAGAAAGCCAGTAAAGCCGCGCCCGGTGCCCTGTCTTCCGATTTCATCCCCACCGAACCTCAGTACACCGACGAAGACATTCTTCTCTGGTCGTCTGCCGGACTCCCTGACGAGAAGGAAACCACCTAATGCCTAAGATTACGCCGCGCGAAAAACAGAACACCGTCACCGTCAAGACAAAGACCAAGACCGAAGTCAACGAAGCCTTCAAATGGTGGGACGCTTCCAGCAAAAAAGACCTGACCGCGCAGCTTCTCTCTACAGCCGGGATGCTGAAAGAGCAGCAGCAGTATCGCTACCGACAAACCGGCGTCTTCGCGCGCCTCTACGGGAACATCCCCCTCTATAACTATGCCGGAAGTGGGATGAACCGTTTGCCCCAAACAAGCAATCTTCCCATCGACCGACCGACGATGAACGTCGTCCAGTCGTGTATCGACACGCTTGTTTCAAAGATTTCCCAAAGTAGACCGCGCCCTGTTTTCTTGACCGACGCCGCTGACTACAAAGAGCGGAACCTAGCGAAGAAGCTCAACCAATTCGTCGTCGGAGAACTCTACCAGACCAAAGCCTACCGCCTCGCTGAAATGATGCTGAGAGATGCGGCGGTTCTGGGCACCGGCTGCCTCAAAGTGTTTGAGAACGCCGATAAGCGCGTGGACCTTGAGCGCGTCATGCTTACGGAACTTCTCGTTGACCCCAATGACGCCCTCTACGGGAATCCCCGCACCCTCTATCAACTGAAGCTCGTCGATCGTGAGGTTTTGGCAACAGTATTCCCCGAGTACCGCTCGGACATCGCCAAAGCGGAGCAGGCTTTCCCCGATCAGTCCCCAGACTCTCAAAAAACCGCTTCCGATCAGGTCATGGTCGTTGAAGCATGGCATCTACCCTCGGGCAAGGATGCGGGTGATGGTCGCCACGTCATCGCGTGTTCTTCGGGAGTCGTGCTCGATGAAGAATACAAAAAGGACAAGTTCCCCTTCGTCTTCATCCACTACTGCGAGCGCATCATGGGTTTTTGGGGTCAGGGCCTCGCAGAACAACTCATGGGGACTCAGGTCGAAATCAACAAACTGCTGATGACAATTTCGCAAAGCATCAACCTCGTTGGTGTGCCGCGTGTCTTCGTCGAAGACGGATCAAAAGTCGTCAAAGCCCATCTCAATAACTCGATCGGCTCCATCGTCACCTATCGCGGAACCAAGCCCAGCTACGAAGTTGCTCCCTGTGTTCCCGTTGAACTCTACGGACAACTAGAGCGCCTTGTTCAGTATGCGTATCAGCAGTCAGGCGTCAGTGCTCTGGCGGCAGCCGCGCAGAAGCCTGCGGGCCTAAACTCGGGTGAAGCGATCCGAAACTATAACGATCTGCAATCTGATCGCTTTGCGACACTCTCAAAGCGTTACGATAACGCGTTCGTTGATCTCGCTTACCTCATCACCGATCTTGCGAAAGACATCGCCGAGCGCGACGGTGAGTATCAGACCGTTTATCCCGGCAAAAATGGAACAAGACAAGTCGATCTTCCCAAGGCCGAACTTCTCGATAATCCCTTCGTGATCCAGTGCTTCGATGCAAGCTCACTCCCACGCGACCCCGCTGGGCGTATGGCGAAGATCACGGAAATGATCCAAGCAGGCATGATCTCCATTAAGGAAGGTCGTAGGCTGCTCGATTACCCCGATCTCGAACAGGTCGAGCAACTGGCGAATGCTTCGGAAGAACGTATCCTCCAAGTCCTCGATCAGATCGTGGACGAGGGCAAGTACACGGCCCCTGATCCGTTTATGGACCTCCAACTCGCGGGTCAACTCGTCGTCCAATACTACAATCTCTACGTGAGCGCGAAACTCGAAGAAGAAAGAGCGCAAATGCTCCGCGACTTCTTCGCGCAGGTGCAGACCTTGATGCAGGCGGGAACTCCGCCGCCACAAGCTGCTCCGAGTGCGCCACAGGCCGCGCCGATGCCGCTCCCACAGTCTCCTTTGGTTCCGAATGC